GTATGAAGTACTATGAACGTGTTGGTATCATGTTCGACCAGGACAATGATTTTGACACAATGAACGCTAAGGCTAAAGGCTACGAGCGTTACAGCTTTGGCTGGTCTGACCCAAGAGCAGTCTACGGAGTGAACGGTCCCTGAGGATAGTACGCTTTAACTAAGTGTAAATAACACTTGACAAATCCTTCTCTTTTTGTTATAATAAAGTTTTATAATAACTGGAGAAGGAAATGTCTAAAAAGTCAGGTAAAGAACTACACCCTTTGTATCAATCTTGGTATCATGCAAGACGCAATGAAATACTGTGTACAGAATGGCATAAAGATTTTTGGTTGTTTGTATCTTCAGTAAAAGAAAGACCAGAAAATACTAGATTAAAAAGAATAGATGAAACTAAACTTTTAAATTTAGATAATTTTAAATGGGAACCTATAAAACAACGTTTAGCTAACTTTAAAGATAAAGCTGCTTACATGCGAGAATATAGGGTACTAAATCCAGAAGTTTTTAAAAATTTAGAGCTTAAAAAACATTTTGGGATTACTTTAGAAGATTACAACAATATGCTTAAAGCACAAAATAATGTATGTGCTATTTGCAGTAAACCAGAAACAACTTATGATTCTAAGCACAAGAAAATCAGAAGTCTTTCAGTAGACCACTGCCATACTACAGGTAAGGTTAGAGGTTTGTTATGTGCCCATTGCAACCACGCAATAGGTAAATTTAATGATGATATTGATTTAATTCAAAATGCAATTAACTACTTGACAGATAGACAATAAACTGTTATAATAAGGAAATAATATGGATTATCCAATTATTAAAGAGCCTACAGGCGGTATCGCTAAAGAGAAGAAAAGCACTACAGCTTCTCCTAAAGCAAAAATGCCTAGCGGTCTCGGCAACACCCAAGCAGTAGAAAACAAAGAAGGACAAGAGTCAGGTTTCAAGAAAAAGCGTTTACACGCTGTTGAAAAGCTGTCTTTTCCAAAGTAATACTTTTTAATCCTAAACGTCTTAATTGACGTGACCCATCACTTTTAGGAGATTCAAATGGGAACACCAACAAGATTTACCTATGGCGTAGCAACGGTTCCACGTGGCTATCCACTTTCAAGCTATCCACTTCCAGACCCTTTTAACAGCACTAGCGACACTGGTTATGGCGTAAGCACTTACTCTACAGACTTTAACGCAGCAAGCACAGCAGACTTTGCTATTGCTGGTTCTAGTTCTACTTTTGCTTTGACATCTGGTTTAGGTGGTCAAGCATTAGTTACTCCAGGCGGTACTACTACTGCTACTTCAGTATTCAAAACAGGTACAGGCTTTGGCTTTGTAGCTGGTCAGAAACTGTGGTTTACTACACGTCTTAAAGTTAGCGCAACTACTGGTGCTTTCACTGCTGGCCTAGCTTCTGCTGGTACTTCAGCTACTGATGGTATTTGGTTTGCTACTTCAGGTACTACAGTAAGTTTAGTATCTCGTGTAGGTTCTACATCTACTACTTTGGTAGCTAACGTAGCAACTCTTGCAGCTAATACTTTTATTGAACTCGGTCTTGTTTATAACAACACTGACTTGTTAGTATTTGCAAACAATCAATTAGTTGCTCGTGTAACAACACCTACTATCGGTACTTCTGGTACTACTTTAAGTAGCGTTTTGGTTGCTCCAATCTTTACTGATACACCAACAGCTACTGAGACAATGACTATTGACTACGTATTGGCTGCTGAAGAAATTTCACGTTAATAGGGGGTTACAATGGCTAACTCAACCTCTAATCAAACATTAGTAGACGGACCACGTAACGTAGTCCTTAAATTAGATGGTCTTCTTGACACTTCTGATTTAAGCGGTGTAGTTATTGTAGACCCTGCTACTTTGTCTGATTACAACATCAACGGTGTTAAAGCCACTAAACTTCGCATCAACAAGATTAACTTTGACGTTGAAGACGGTCTAGATGTAGAGCTTTTCTGGGATGCAGCAACACCAGTGCGTATTGGTGACTTTGTTGGACGTGGTAAAGTAGATGCTTGGCGTTATGGTGGTATTGTAAACAATGCTACTAGCCCGACAGGTAAAATTACTATGTCTACACAAGGCTGGGCTACAGGTGCTGTTTTGTCTTACACTATTGTTCTTGAGCTTGTTAAACAAGGCCCTGGAGTTTAATGAAAACTAATCTTAACGCTAAGGAAATCCAGTTAGTTGCCACTATCATTCGTGCTGATGGTACTACGGAAGAACTTGGCGTTATAGATTATTATCATCAAAATCCAATCAAGAGACTTATCTGGAGAATTAAAAAATGGCTACATTATTAGTCAATACAGGTAGGGCTATTATTACCAACCGTTTAAATGGCGGTGGTACTACTCCCCAATATGTAGGATGGGGAACAGGTACAGGTACTACTGGTGCTACTGATACAACATTATTTACTGAGGTACTTCCACGAGTTAGTGGTACTGTATCTCAGGTTACAACATCTACTACAAATGATACTTTTCAAGTTGTAGCGACACAAACTGCTGGCACGACTGAGACAATCACGAATGCTGGTTTATTTGACGCTTCTACTTCTGGTAACTTATTTGTTAAAGGTGACTTTACAGGTATTCCTTTGAATACAAGTGATTCAATTCAATTTACCTTCAAAGTACAGTTTAGTTAATGGGATTAAATGGTTCTAGTATAAATAGAGTTGCAGTTGATGCAAGCGATAACATTACGTTAAAGCCTACATTGACTGTTACTTCTACGAATACTAGTACCATCCTTAAAAATATTCCAAGAGTATTAAGTGTTATTGTTACCTCTTTAGCTACGTTGGTTAAGTTACCAATTAAGCTTTTAGCTGTAACAGTTAATAGTCTTGTTACAATAGGCAGAGCTATTAGTAAGTTTATGACTACTGTTGTAGAACATACTATTGTAGTTCTTAGCGACATAGCTATGCACCTCATAGCACTGTCTAAGGCAGTAGTAAGTACCGTGACTATAGGTAGAAGCATAAACCGTACTATGACGGTTCTAGTGAGTTCTGTAGCTAGTATAATTAAGGCTATTACTAAGACATTAACTACATTAGTTACTAGCTCTGCTGTTATTAGCTTTATTAAGGCTTTACACAAGACGCTAACGGCTACAGTAACCAGTACAGCAAGTCTAATCTATCATAACTTCATTTATAAGACTTTACAAGTTGTAGCTACCTCTACGGTGACAATTAGCAAAGCTTTAACAAAGTTATTAACCGTAGTAGTGACTAATACAACAAGTCTTAAAAGGCTTATTGAAAAGCTTTTAAAAGTAAGTGTTACATCAATCCTGCAGCTATTTCCAGCTATTATTCAAAAGTTCGGAGCTGTAGCAAAGTTTACCTTCATTGTTGGGCCTAAACAGCTTACAGCAGTTATAGTTAAAGACAGGGATATTTTAGTCACAAAGGCTACAAATACTTTGACTTTTGTTAAAAATCGTGTTATAATAGCTTTTAAAGGATATCGTGGCTGAGTCATTTTCTTACAAGATTACCACTGAGAGTGAACTATTCACTTTCGATTTTACGCAGGTTCTTGCTGCTAATGAGACTATTCTAACAGCAGTATGCACTGTTATAGTGATGAATGGTGTAGACCCTACTCCTTCTAGTATCCTACAGTCTACAGCTATTATTGTGAATAAGACTGCTTCTCAACGAGTAGTAGCAGGACTAGCTGAAGTAACTTATCGCCTAGAGATGACGATTACGACTTCTCTAAGTAACACCTATGTGGGTGTTGGTGATTTAACTATCTACGATGCTTCTCAAGTTTAAGGATAACTCGTGAGCTACACTCCTCGTTATGACCGTGGCGACTGGGCTTGCCTCTGTGATGCCTGTGGTCGTAAACTAAAAGCTTCAGACCTTCGCCAGAGATGGGATGGTCTTAAAGTATGTCCTGAAGACTGGGAACCACGTCAACCTCAAGACTTTGTTCGTGGCGTAGCAGACTACCAAGCACCTCCTTGGACAAGACCAGAACCACAAGACCAATTCATCACCGTATATAGTACTAATAGATTAGTCAACGGTTTTGTTATAAACACTATTACAGTAGGATAATTCAATGTCACGTCCTTTATTTACAAACAACGCTGCTACAGCACTCGCTAGAGCTATTACACCTACTGACACTATTCTGCAAGTTACTGCAGGAACAGGTCAACAATTTCCTTCGCCTTCTATTGGTGACTACTTCATGCTTACGTTGGTGCAAATCAACAATCCTGAAGTATCTGAAATTGTAGAATGTATTGAACGTGTTGGAGATATTCTTACTGTTGTTCGTGGTCAAGAAGGAACCTCACCTCAAACATTTAACCTTAGTGATAACGTAGAACTACGTATTACTGCAGGTAGCTTAAACTTATTTGCTATCGGTGGCGGAAGTGGTGGAAGTGCTTCTGGTACTTCTGTTGCTGACTTTACTGCTACTCAAGGTCAAACAGTATTTACATTACCTTTTTCATACACACAAGGTATTGACAACTTAGCTATCTTTATTAACGGTAGTAAACAAGTAGTTAACGTAAACTACACAGAGTCTACTGCTACTACTTTTACAATGGCTTCTGGTTTAAATGCTGGAGATGTTGTACAAGCTATTTACAACTTGCCTTTAGCTGGTGGAGTAATTAACTCTTCTAATGTTATTTACAACGAACAAGGTACTGGAGCAGTTAACCGTACTGTCCAAGATAAACTTCAAGAGTCTGTATCTGTTAAAGACTTTGGTGCAATTGGTGATGGAGTAACTGACGATACTGCTGCTTTTCAAGCTGCTATTAACTCACTTCCTGCTGTCGGAGGAACAGTTATTATTCCTAACGGAGGTTGGTGGCGAATTGAAGGTACTTTAAACATTACTGTTTCTTGTACTATACAAGGCCAAGGCGTAAACAATATTACAAATTTAATTAAAACAACTTCTACAAATACTTCATTTTTTAATGTAACTGCTTCTGGTGTTTCGATACAAAATTTATGTATGACCTATAGCCTTACAACTACTGATGGTTTATATGCTGTAGTTACGACTAATAACGCATCTGAGTTTAAAATGTATGATGTAACTATTTTTGGTGGTACTTGTGGAGTATTTTTATCCTCTAATTATTTTAGGCTAGAAGATGTTAAAGTTAGAGATTATAAGCCGACAACAGGAATAGGTTTTACTGTAAATACTGTAGGAGTTGCTGATGGTATTGGTGAATTACTTGGATGTATAACAATCACAGCAGGAGGCGCTTTTTCGCCTTTTGCAGGATTAAAAATAGTACAAGGTGTTGGGCTTACAATAACTGATTGTCAATTTGCACAATCTGGGATTTCAATAGCTATGCTTCCGACATCTACTTCTGCTGTTACTAGCGTAGGAATATCTAATTGTTATTTAGATACTTCTAATAACGGTGCTTTATATATAGATAATTCTGCTGGTGGTTTAATTCAAAGAATACGAATAGAAAATTGTTGGTTATCTAGTGCTATAAATAGTGCAGGAATTAGAGTAATTTCAGGTTCTTCAGTAGGAGGTTTAATATCTGATGGAAATGAGTTTTATCTTAATAATAATGGAATTGAAATAGATAATGGTGCAGTAGTTGCTGGTTTAATGGTAGATTCTTGTGTATTTTCTCAAAACACAACTGCAGACATTACTATAGGAACAGGAACTTCCCAGTTCTATGTTAATAACTGTTTTACAGGTGCTTGGGGAAATTTAACAGCAAGTCCTGTAGGTCTTTACATTAATTCTGGCTGTTCTAATTTTACAGTAATAGGAAATAGTTTACATAATTTTACTGATTTATCTGGAAGTTCTTTTTCTGTAGTTGCTAATAATTTAGGAGTTGCTTCACATACAACAGGCTCAGTCACTTTAAGTTCTGGTACTTCTATTACTGTTACACATGGTGCGTATAAAACACCAACAGCAGGTCAAATATCAGTAAATGCGCTTTCAGCTATAGGAACAACTGGAAATTTCTGGATTTCAAACATTACTGCTACTACATTTAATATTAACATATCTGGAACAGGCTCTATTGTTTTTGGGTGGTCTGTAAATGTTGAACAATAATATGTGGAGACATTACTGCCCTATTGAAAAAGAATGGATTGAAGTTGGTAAGGGTCATTCTTGTAATTGGTGTGATACGAAAGAATCTAATTAATGCCTAATATGTTATTCGCAAACAATTGTAATACTACTTTAGCTAGTAGTCTTACTAACGTAGCTACAACTTTGTCGGTTACGTCTGCGACAGGCTTTCCTACTCCTACAGGCTCACAGTATTTTTATTGCACATTAGCTGATGCAGCTACTCAGCTTGTTATCGAGATTGTTAAAGTAACTAACGTAACAGGAACTACATTTACTATTGTTCGTGGACAAGACGGTACTACAGGAACTGCGTTTAATGCTGGTGATGTAGTATCTCTTCGTTTAGTTCGTGCAAGTCTTAACGACTTTCCTAAGTTAGATGAAACCAATACTTACACAGGCTCACAAGTATTAGCTGCTTCTACTTCATCTTTAGTACCTTTAAATATCCCAGTAGGTACTGTTCCAACAAGCCCTGCTACAGGTTCTATTTGGTCTGAAGCTGAAGGTCTTTACTACCAAAATAGCACTTATGTCACAGAGTTAGATATTGGTGATAATGCTGCTGGTGTATTGACACAACCTACTATTACTGTTACAGGTAGCGGAGCAACTATTAACGTTACTTCAATTGAAGCTGTTTTGTATTCACAAGTAGGATGGGTAGGTGATTTAAAGAAGTATGTAATCCCCGCAGCAACAGGATTATCTCTTACAGACCAATCAGCTAACTATTTAGTTGTTAGTTATAATTCAGGAAGTCCTGTTTACTCTATAACTACTAACGTATCTACTATTGATAACTCTAGTGTTGTAGGTGCTGCTTTGTTGTGGCGTAACGGTACTCAAGTACACTTTCAGCCAATTGATTGGGGCCGTTCAACAGCATCTCGTCTCAACCGTCGTTTAGTACAGACTAATCGTTACCAATGGGCTTCGGGGCTTTCTCTTGGAGAGTCTACAGGTCGTATTATTACTTGTACTGCTGGTGTAGTTTGGTATGGTGTTACATCATATAGTGAATTAATTACTGATTCATCTTCCTCTAATGCAGAATTTTGGTATCACGTATCTGGTGTGTGGACAATGTCTACAGTATCTACATACAACAATACTCAATATGATAATGGTACAAACTTAGTAACATTAAACGGTCCTGGTGGTAAATACGCAGTTAACTGGGTATACCGTTATTTAGATGGTTCAGGGCTTCCTAAATTAGCTTATATAATGGGAAGTGGTAACTACTCACTGGCTCAAGCTGTAGCATCTACTGTTCCTACGCCTCCTCCTATTTTGTCAACAATGGCAATTTTAGTAGGTCGTATTATTGTATTACAAAACGCTACTACAGCAACTCAGATTGATTCTGCATTTACTCAAGTATTTTCAGGCACTACTGTAACTAACCATAATGACCTCGCTAACATTCAAGGTGGCGATGCTACTCCTAACTATTATCATTTGTCACAAACAGATTACACAGGCAACGGTACAGGTACTTTAGTTAGAACAACAAGACCAACAATGTCTGTAACTGGTAGTGGTTTTACTTTCCAAGATGCTACCGATAACACTAAACAAGCCAATTTTGTATTAAGTGGTTTAACTACTGCTACCAACTATACCTACGCTTTACCAGCATTATCAGGTTCTACATTAGCTGTATTAGGGAACACTCCACAACTTTTTTCAGGCACTGTTCAATTTGGCAATAATATAACAACTTCAAACGGTACTATTACTTTTGGAAGCACATCAGGAACATCTACTTTAATTTTTGGACAATCTACAGTAAGTCAAACAATCAATATCCAAGCTGGAGCAACTGCTTCAGGTAGTACAAAAACAATCAATATTGCAACAGGCGGTCTTACTGGTTCTACAACTGCACTAGCAATTGGCTCTACTTTTGGCACTACTGTAACAGCTAACGGTACGTGGACACACACAGACGCATTGACTTTAAATACTGCTTTAACTGTCCCTAACGGAGGAACAGGATTAACCACTCTTACTGCTAATTACATTCCTTACGGAAATGGGACAGGGGCTTTTAGTTCTAGTACTAATTTAACTTTTAATGGTACAACTTTAACTACTACTGGAATATCTACAAGTAATAATTTAACCTTTACTGGCACTAGTAACCGTATTACTGGCGATATGAGTAATGCGACTATCGCAAGTCGTGTAGCATTTCAAACAAGTACCGTCAATGGACAAACTACATTTTTTATTATTCCAAATGGAACATCGACTAATGCTGGCTTAAGCGCATTATCAGATTCAGCAGCAACAAATGGTTCAGAAGTACAAATGATAGTTGTTGGTGGTTCAGACTCACGGATTTCTTCTCAGATTCGTGGTACTGGTACATACCTCCCACTAACAATGTATACAGGAGGTAGTGAAAGACTTCGTTTGTTTACTTCTGGCGGTTTTTCTATTGGTAACACTACAGACCCAGGAGCAACTAACTTATCTGTAACAGGTAAAATAGGTATTGGAGGGTCTCCCTCTTACCCATTAGACGTAATAACTTCAACTGCTGATGTGAGATTTTTCTCAACAACTGGTACAAATTTAGCACGATTAAATATCGGTAATACAGGAGGAAGTTTTCAGTTTGCTATTGATAATTCTACTGGTAGTAACTTTGGACTTGGAGGATACTCAAGAGTATTATGGAATGATGGAGCTTATCCAACAATATTTACAACCAACTCTGTTCAAAGAATGCAAATTGGAGCAACAGGTGGTGTTTCTATTGGGAATACATTTGACCCTGGGGCGACTAACTTATCAGTAACTGGTCAAACAACATTAGGGACTGGTCTTGCTTTTGGGACAGGTCTTTTAACTCTTAGAGCAGATGCTGGAGCATCTACTGTACCGTCCATAACAATAGATGAGTATGGTTCAACATTAGGTAGTATTAGTTTTAGAAGAGCGGGAGGAACTATTGCTTCTCCTACTGCAACAACAACTACCTCCATTATTAGCATAATAGGCGCAACTACTGGTGATGGGACCACTTATGCTAATACAGTAGCTATACAAAGCCTTTTAGAAACATTAGCAACTCCTACAAGTCAACCTACAGCACTTACTTTTTCTGTTACTCCTTCAGGCTCTACATCAAGAGTTGAAGTAGTACGTTTTAGGTCTACAGGCGCAGTAGCTTTTAATGGTGCTACAAACTATGGTTCTAGTGGTCAACTTCTACAATCAAATGGTAATGCTCCTCCTACCTATGTAAGCTCTATTGCTTTAAGTGGTACTATTAATACAGGCGGGTATACTGTAGCTACTCTGCCTACAGGAGTAACAGGCGCAAGAGCTTATGTGACTAATGCTTTGGCTCCTGTATTTGGTGCTACAGTAGCTGGTGGAGGTGCAGTAACAATTCCAGTATTTTATAACGGAACCAACTGGATTGTTGGTTAATAAAAGGTTTAAACATGACAACACTAATTCCAAAATTTGAACAACCCTTTACAGGTGCTGTTAATCTACCAATAAACCAAAAGCTACAGCAAACTCTTAATATTTTAGATTTTGGTGCTGACCCTACTGGTGCTACAGACAGCACAGCAGCGATTCAAAATGCTATTACTGCTGCTGGCATTGGAGGAACAATTAATTTTCCTACAGGGACATTTTTAGTTTCTGCTACATTAAATGGTTTAGTAAATCAACAATTTATCGGTGCTGGTGTTAACAATACTATTATTCGACGTTTTGGTAATTATGGAGATACTCTTCATTTTACAAACGCAGGAGCTGCTTTAATTACTGGTTTTTGGTTTTGGCACGGCGACTTACCAGCAGTAGGTTTTACATCTTTAGATTACCTTGCTACATCAGGTGCTCACATTAACTTTGGAAATGCACAATCGGCTATTATTGAAGAATGCTGGATGTGGCGTTTACCTTTTGGTATTAATATTCAACAAGGTTCAATAATTAAAATTAATAAATGTAATATACAAGGATGCTGGAATACTTTTGCAACCTCAGCAGCTCAAGAAGGTGTTTCTTGTATTTACATTGGTTCTACTGCTTATACTCAATTAGTTGAAATTACAAATTGTTATCTTGGTGGTTCTAATGCTGGTCCTCAAACTGTTACTATTACAACTACGGATAAAGGAGCACAATCCTATACAATACCTGGTGCAAATGCAGGGTCACAGCAAGGAATACGTGTAAATACTTGTGAAGGTCTTTTAATTGATAGTTGTTATATTGGAGGTAATTCTTATAATAATATTTTTTTAAACCCTAATGCAATTTTATCTCAAGTAAGAATAACTAATAACTTTTTTGATGGTGCTTCATATCAATCTCCTGGTATATTAATCCAACCTCAATCAGACGGCCAATATGCAATAATGGTTAATATTTCAAATAATTGCTTTAACGTAGAGATATTTGGATATCAAGCTATAGGTTCTTATAATCCTTATGGTATTCAACCAACGTTTACTGATTTTAATATTGCTGGTAATATTATTTCAAATACTCTCGGAAGTGGTATATTTTTAAGACATATACAAGGGGGTGTTATTTCAGATAATACTATTACTGCTTATAATACTGGAAATTTAACAGCAGGAGGAGACCCTAGTTATTCTTGTGGTATTTATGTAGATAACTCATCTGGTACATATATATCAAATAACTTAGTAGGCGGTGCAATTAATTCATCGAATCCTTCAGGAAGCTATTGTTATCAAGGTATTATTATTAGCGGTACAAATAATGAAGTAGACGCTAAAAATAATTATTTTAATGGTGTAGGTACTTCTGCATTAAATGTAGGTCGTGTTGATAAAGCTACTGTTATTAAAACTGCTAATTACACCATGACTGGAGCAGAAGATTTAGTAATCATTACCAACCAAGGAAGTACTTCTATCCAAGTTACTCCTCCTTCTAACGTGCCTCCTGGTTATACTTTTACTATTAAAGATGGTAACGGGACTGCTGGTACATATCCTATTCAACTTGTAGCAACAGCAGATAATGTTCTTAATCCTGTATATAGTACCAACTATGTTACAAAGACATTTACTTGGAACGGTACTCAGTGGAACGTGACTGGAAATTAAAAGGAAATAATATGAAAACATTTACATTAGAAGATAACGAAGCAGCATTCATCATCCGTGTAGTAGGACAACTACCTACAGAGTCAGGTGCTTATCCTTTGCTGCAAAAACTCCAACAACAAGTTGCTTTAGTAACTCCTCCTTTAGAACCACAAGAATAACATCATGTCAGACCAACTAGAGACCCGTGTAGTACGCCTTGAAGTCACCCAAGCTAATCACGCTGAAGACATCAAAGAACTTCGTGAAACAACTATTGACTTAACCTCTACTATGCACTCCATTGAAAAGAATTTATCTCAGATTAAATGGCTTGCAATCGGTGCTCTAGCTGTCATTATCGCACAAACCATCGGCATTGATAAAGCCATTAAAGTCCTTTTAGGAAGCTAATATGTCATCTGTTTTTAGCGTTACTCGTGACCAAATAATATCTCTGGCCTTGAGGAAATTGGGAGTGCTTGAGCTTGGTTCTACTCCTGATTCAGAGACTGTGGCTAATGCTTCTTTAGCTTTGAATCTCTTTGTTAAGCAGATGCAGACTGAAGGTCTAAAGCTATGGACAGTCAACCAATTAGTCCTTCCTTTAGTTAACGGACAGACTCAGTACTCTATTGGTCCTATCTCACAGAATCCTACAGTAGACTTAGATGCTGACAAGCCTTTGAAGGTTATTCAGGCTTGGTTACGTCAGACTACTGTAACACCTCCTATTGATACCCCTGTTCAGCTCCTTAGCCAACAAGAGTATAAGACATTAGGTTCTAAGTTTAGCACTGGTGTAGCTAACTCTATTTACTATGAGATTCGTCAGAACACAGGTAATATGTATGTTTACTTGACTCCTGACTACAATGCTGCTCTACAATATGACTTGTACTTCATGGCTCAACAGCCTATTCAAGACATTAACTACGGTTCTTCAGTACCTAACTTTCCTGTGGAGTGGTTTAATACACTTGTTTGGAACTTAGCTGACCAGCTCGCTATTGAATACTCTTTACCTGCAGGGCATCGTCAAGAGATAGCAATGAGAGCTAAATCATACCGTGAAGAGCTTACAGACTGGGACGTGGAATCTGTATCTACATTCTTCCAAGCTGACCTTCGTATGGCTAACGTAACCTTCGGACAACCTAACTAATATGCCAATTCAAAGAATTCCATTATCTCAGCCTGTAGAAACAAGGGATGGTAGATTAAACACAGACTCTAAGTGCGTCAATGGTTACTTTGAAACACGCAATCAAATGCGTGAGTTTATTAAACGTCCTGGATTAATAACACCTACAATAACTCCTGCTTTACCTGCTGGAGATGGTCAAGGTATTTATCTATTTAAAGGTTTGTTGTATCTTGTTATTAATAATGTCTTATATAAAGTAGACCCTACAACATATACTTCTACAGTAGTCGGTACTTTAACAGGTCCTATTGTGACTTGTTACTTTGTTCAGACATTAGACAGTAATTACTTATTCCTACATAATCAAACTAATGGTTATTTAGTAAATGGCTCTACTGGAGCATTTAGTCAGATTAAAGATGATACTATTGTAACAACTACTATCCTTACTGGCGGTACAGGCTACATAACCCCATACGTTACCTTCTCAGCTCCTTCTGGAGGCGGTACAACAGCCACAGGTACTGTACAGACTACAGGTGGTGTAGTTACAGGAATTACAATTACTAATGGTGGCTCAGGTTACACATCTTCAGATACCTTAGTTGTTACTATTGGTGATTCAGGGGCTACGACCTACACTTGGACAGCTAGCACATTTAAAGGCACAGGAGCTACTTATACTACTAGTAGTAATTCTTATGTAGTTTTATCAGCAGGTACTACAGGAATAATCCAACCTACTATAAATAACTCTGATGTAGCCCCTGCTTGGGCATCAGGCTGGAATATTCTCAGAGGACAAGAATTTGTAACTTCTTCTGGTTATCTGTATGTATGTACAGCAGCAGGCACTACAGGAGCTTCTGAACCTACTTTTACTTCAGGGTCGGGACCAGATGGCACAGCTACTGTTCAGTTTGTCAGTTTAACAGGCACTGGAGGAGTTGGTTTAGATGGTACTGCTGTTATTCAATGGACAGGTACTTTTACGGCTACAGGAGGCTCTGGAGCCACTGCTACAGCGTTATTACAAGGCTTCCCTGCAGGTCCTTTAGTCCCTGGAGTAGTATTCTTAGATTCTTACATTGTTGTAGGCACTGTAACAGGTAGATTGTACAACTGTGATGTAGGAGACCCTACTCATTGGAATGCTTTAGACTATGTTACAGCAGAATCTGAACCAGATAACTTAGTAGGTATTTCTAAGCATTTAAACTATATCCTAGCTCATGGACAATGGTCTACTGACTTCTTCTATGATTATGGTACATTCCCAGGTTCTCCCTTAGCTGCTGCTCCTTCTTACAAATTTGAAGTAGGTTGTGCTAATGGTGATTCTATTGTTAGTTTTGAGAATACTGTGTTATTTGTTGGTATTTCTAAGACTACAGGTACTGGTGTATATGGTGTAGATGGGGTATCTCCAGTTAAGCTTTCTACTGTCTATATTGACCGTGTTCTCAATAATAGTAACTTAAAAGACGTAAAAGCCTATACTTTAAGATACAACGGTCATCCATTTTATGTCTTGACTTTACACGATTTAAATGTTACAATAGTATACGACGTATCTGAAAAGATGTGGTATCAATGGACTATGTGGGCTAAGGGTGATGAAAACTCAGGTGCTCCTGGTATCTATGGTGAACAGTATTTCAGACCTAGTTATTTCTCAGGAGATGGTTTATCTTACTATCTTTTAGATGATGACACAGGTGCTATTTACGTTATGTCAGATACGTACTATAATGATGCAGGTGCTCCAATCTATTATCGAGCTGTTACAGACATTGTTGATAATGGAACTACTAAGCGTAAGTTTTACAATAGGGTGGAAATTGTAGGAGATAAACAACCTGCTATAATGAATATTCGCCACACTGATGATGATTATAAATCATGGTCTCCTTACCGTACTGTAAACCTTAATGCGTCTCGTCCTCAGATTTATCAAACAGGACAAGGAAGACG